GCGGGTTGCGGAGGATGCGGACAGGGAGGGCCATGCCGTCGATGCGGTATTGCACGCCGCGGACGGTGCGCCGGTGCTTGTGCGCATACTCGGAGAGGGTGACCCATCCCTTGGGGGCCTTGAACTTCTCGAGGGCTTCAGCTGCGGCCTTGGCGGCGGCCCAAGACTTGAACCTGGGCGACAAGCGAAAGATAAAACGACCGCGAGGGATGGTCTTACGTTCGGCGTAGCCTGCCTTGACGATGCGGGCGAGAGGCAGAGAGACACCGGCCCGGGTCTTGTATCCCAGGAGGCGGACGACCTCCGTGGTCTTGTGCCAGCCTTCGGGGGTGTCTCCTGCGTTGATCGCGGCGACGAGGGCGTGGGCGTCGAAGCGCTTCATAGCATAGCCCCCCATTGCTCGGCCATTGCTTCAGCAACGCCTTCAAATGTCTTACTGCTCTGCTTTGCGTTTTTGCTTACTCCGATTGAATAAGAATGCCCACGCTTCTTACCACCAGTATTAGATGGTAGGTATGGCTTATGCTCTTTGACGATGTTCGTCGGTATAAGCCTTGGCAGATTCTTAAGCCACAGGAGCGTGCGTTTGCTGTATGCGTGACCAAACTGCCAAGGCTGTATTGCCTGGGTGTGTTCTGGCAGATCGTAAACCTTCATAGGCGTAGGGTTCTCAACGGCGATAAACTTTGCTTCAGCGTTAAGCATAGCATTGAAGAAATCCTTGGCAGCTAGTCCTAGTGAAAGCCTTTGTTGGTTTAACTCTCCGCCAGCATAAAGCCATCGAGCACCGGCCTTGCTAAGGTATGTGCATGGAGGGTGGGCGATTACCAAATCCCATCCTGCGTTGATGTGTTTAAGTACGTCGTCCTTGATATGCCATTCTGGATGGCCTCCAGAGCATTCCTGGACGTCACAACTATAAGCTTCAAATCCTTTAGCCCTGAAAGCCTTGCATACCGTTTGGCTTTCTTCGCAAGCAATGAGTATGCGCTTCATCGGGCCTTCGGGGTGAAGACCTTAAGGTCAGTTGTCCAGACCCAGCGGGAGCCGACGCGGTGGACGAGCCAGACCTTCCAGTCCTTGCCATCCACCCACCCGGCCGCAAATCCTGACCCCCAACGGCTTGTCGCCAGTCTGTGCGACGCGTAGGCCATGGCGTCTTTCTGGCAGAGACAGCCAGCGGAGAAAGCGGCGCCTCCTTCGGCCTTGGTCAAGTTGACCTGAGCGAGCGTGTGCGTGTGTCCGTGGATCAGAGCGCCTCCGCGGTCGGCGTAGTGCTTGCCCTGTTCCGCGGTGGCGTTCAGGCCGTGGGCGTAACCATGGATGAAGGCGACCTGACCGAGGCGATAGACGCCCTTCTCGGCATGGTAGGGGAGGATGGTCTTGGCTCCGCAGCTCTTCGCGGCGGTCTTGATGCGGGCCTCGAGGTCGGCGCAGTAGTCGCGCACCAGGGCGGAGCCGGAGGTATGCTGGAGGGCTTGGGCGCGGTGCTCGTGATTGCCCATCAGGTAGACGGTGGGCTTGGTGCGCTCGAGGAAGGCTTCACCGGCCTCGATGTCGGAGATAAGGGATTCGGCGCCTTCGGCATCCTGTCCAGCCCCACGGCGGAGCGATCGGAAGTCAAAGCAGTCTCCTAGGTGGACGCGCACGGTCGGCTTGTAGTCCTTGATGAACTCGACGAGGGCCTCGACGGCGTTCTCGTCGGCCATGTCGCCGTGATTGTCACCGAAGGCGACGAAGCGGGTAGGGGTGCTCATTAGCGGACGTTGATGTAAGGGATGGGCTTGCCCGCGTCGAAGGCCGCCAGCATCTCGTCGCGGCGCTTGCGGGCGGTCTCGAGGTCGCTGGCGATGTTCTCGACGATGTCCTTGCCGCGACGACGCAGGCGGAACCAATAGCAGTCACCTAGCTTCTGAAGGTGATGGTTCGGGTTCTCGGCCTTGATGTAGGCGGGCTTGTCGTTACGCCCGGTTCGGGTATACTTCGGGCAAGCCAGCAGGAAGGCCACGCGGTCGGGGGACAGGCCGACCTTGTTCGCCCAGCGCAGCGTCTCGGGGTTCATAGTTTCCATGAGCGGGCGAGGTTGCGGCCTTCGGTCATGATCGCGTTACGCGAGGACGGCCTGAAGATGTACTCCTGGTCGAACAGGTGAGACGCACGTATCTCGGCGATGCTGTCCAGCTCTTCGTCGTTGGCCGGGCCGACCCCAGCGGTGGCGACGTAGACGGTGCGGACCTTCCAGCCCTTCTCCCAGAGGATGTCCTGGCAGACGCGCAGCTCGTTGACGTAGCGCCAGTCGGAGCAGACGACCGTCTCGGGGGAGGGTTGGTCGTGGTGCTTCATGACCGGGCACCAGTTGGCGAAGTGGCGGGCGAAGACGTCCCGATCCATGCGCCGTGCGAACTTGCCCGCGTGGACGAGGAAGTCGCGGTTATCGACCTTGAAGTCCTCTTTGAAGAAGTCCCCATCAAGGCCGAGGTAATCCATGTAGTGGTTCGCGGCCTCCTTGAGGGCGTCAGCGAAGTTGATGTGCTCGGCGGGTCTCTGTGACCACTCGAGGATGCCGGAGGCGAGCGTGTCCTTGCCCGCCCTGGCGTACCCTGCGATCAGGACGAGCGTCGGGGCGGACATCGGCGTGGGTGCTTCGGTCACGGGCTTAGAAGGGAACGCCTTCGGGGGGCAGCGGCTCTTCGGGGGCGGTCGGCTTCTGGGAGCCGCGGGGATACGTCATCTTATATTTATACTGAGGTTTCCCCTGCCACTCGCCGTTGGCCTCGACCTCGACGCCGACGAGGATTGTCTGGCCGCAGGCGGGGCCGATGTACTCCAGGTACTCCGCAGGGGTCGCGTCGAGCCTGATCTCGTTGGTGAACTTGCCGGAGAACTTGCCGACGAGCATGGCGAGGGCCTTGCCGTATTTGCTGGAGAAGTTTTTCGACAGGCAGAAGCCCTTGTCGTCGACGAAGAACAGGCGGCAGGACGTGGTTCCGTCCTCCCACTGTTTGACCTTCTCGAACTTGGGCTTGATGAGTTTCAGCTTGTACGTGCCGTTCGTGCTGATCGAGGTGAGCGGGACGCGGTTGTTTTCGGTGGTCATGTTGGTGGGAAATTAGGCGTCAAGGGCTCGGGCCTTGCTCATATTCTTGTGGTAATAGGCGACAGCGTAGGCATCGCAGAAGGCTTGCTTGTCCACAAAGTCCTTGAGGCAAACGTGGTAGGGCCAGGTCTCGTGCAGCTTGCCGTTCCTTTGGCATCCATCAAGGATGTCATCTCCGTCAGCCTGGTATGATCTCGGCGTGACTGCTCCATTGATTTTTTCATCGATGGTGCAATCGCCACGGACAACCCACTGGTCATTCTCAAAGATGACTTCATCAAAAGAGGTAGTCGTGATGCGCTTGGCTTGAAAGCCCTTCATCACACCGGGCGATGCCAAGGCAATAAAGCCAAGGTTGTCGCCGATGTCAGGAAGAGTCCTAGTTAAGGTCTCAGGAGGAAGGCTCAGGAACTGATTGATTTTCATATGCGTGGATTAGGCGAAGTTGATATTGGTCGCGGCGCTGGGCTTGGCGGCGATGTCGATGGTGGTGATCTCGGTCTGGTATCCGGGCCAGTTGCCCGAGGCGGTGCATTCCTTATACAGGGTCAGCGCCTTCTCGAAGTCAAAGGCGGCGCCGGTCATCAGTTCCGGCCCCAGCTCATAAACGGCGTGGGCGTAGGGCGGCTCCTTCTCGACGGCGATGAAGCGGAAGCCGAGGACGCGGCACTTGTAGGCGGACTCGACGGCGTGCCGGTAGAAGTAAGCCTGGAGAGCATACTTGTATTTACGGACGGACTGAAGGAAACCGTGCGGGCTGGCGTCCTCGCAAGTCTTCAGATCGTAGATGTAGCCGTCGTCGGAGATGCCGTCGATGGCGCACTTAACCAGGGTATCTCCGATGAAGGCGGTGAACATCACCTCGGTCTTCGTCAGGACGATGCCATTCTGCTTCATGCAGGCCGCAGCGGAATTGGCCACGGCATCGACGAGGGCGCCCTCTTCGGCGGTGAGGATGGCCTTGCCTTCGTTGGCGGTGACGAACTCGGCCCACTCGGCCTTGCCTTCCTTCGTGCGCTTGTCCACGTCCGGGGCGATGGCGTGGGTGGCGTTGTAGGCGTCGAGGCCTTCAAGGGCGAGCTTGTGGACGGCGGTGCCTACGCGCAGGGCCTTGGACTCTTCCCGGGTGCGGGCGAGGTAAGCCTGGTAATGGGCCGGGGACTTGAGCAGTTCCTTCGCGCCGGATTGGTTAAGCGCTTGGATGCCGTCATAGATGACGCGTTCGGTGATGAGGTCGGGCATGGGTGTGTTATTGGGTGTTGGTGGGAAAGGTCAAAGAAGGGCCATGATGGCGTCGGCCTGATCGGGGCGACGGCGCTCGATGGCGGTCAGGCACATCACGGAGCCGACGGTGAAACGGGAGCAGGCGACCGGGCGGCTGGCGTAGGTCTTGCACTTGCCGGAGCCTGACAGGTGCGGGCATCGGGCAGGGACTTCGGCGAAGGTGCTCCCGGCGATATGGAAGACCGAGCCGCGAGCAGAGTAGAACTCGGTCGAGGTCGGGCTAGGGCTGATGGGCAGGAGGATGCTTTCACAGCACGCTCCCTTGCAGAGTTCACAGGCTGTCATCTTCGGGGCTGGCTTCTTCGACGCTGGCGGAGATGCGGCGCACGTCTTCAAGGGCGGACTCGGCGGCGTTCTCCATGGCCTCGAGGGTATTCCGCAGGACGCGCAGCTGGACGACGAGGACGTGGACGCGGTCATGGAGCGGCTTGACCTGGGCGGCTTCGTCAGCGG